ATGTACTAATGTCATATACCACTTCCCCCCAAACCTTTTGCACCAGACCGATCACGCCCGACACTTTGTCACGCGGCGCCGACCAGCCCTATACTACACAACCCAACCAAACGCAATAAAACAATACAAAATAATCAATAGAATTTACCAATGAATAAAATACAAACAATTTAAACCAAAGCCCTAGACACAATCGCGCATACCTGGTATATTGTAATTGTTCGGAAGGGAACAGAAGAATTAAGGAGATTGGGGAAGATGAAAAACGCTGTTAATGATTGCGTTAAGGCAGACGAAATCATTCGTAATTTTGAAAATCGCTTTGATGCCCCTGGTTACAAGAAAGCAATTGAATGGCTTGCTTGCTTTATGGCTCCAGGTGAAGAAAATTTTGAGATGTTCGGCGATGGCGTTGAATATGTAGCCTATAAATACAGCCAGGGAATCAACACCGTTGCTTTTGACACAACTGTGTATGTTGCTGCTGGAATTCATAGGTAAGGAGAAGCAATGCCTACATATAAGATTGCCTATGTTGTGGCAACAAATAATGGTAATGAATTTACTGTTAAGCAGAATGGGCATTTAGGCATTTTAACTATAGAGACGTTTAGCGTTTCTAGTGCCGTACCGGCTAATGCTACTCGCGATGAGTTTACCACACTTAATGATCTTTGCTTGGCTTTATTGCGTTTGGGTGTGTCTCGCGAAGTACTATTACCTGTTTTTATCTCGGTTCTAGTAATGATCGGCCTTGACGTGTATTCAATTGATGTTAAGGAGTAACCAATGACCAAGCAACTAATTTGTGCGGTAGCCTTTACCGCCCTTTGCTTACTCCTAATGGCCCTAGGCTGGTATGTAGGCGGCATTATTGGTGGCCTAATATGGTGTGCTGCCCTCCCCTGCGGATTGATCGGAATTGGTTGGCTGCTTAGCCTGATAATTAATACAGATGGGTGGTTTTAAAATGCAAGAAGTATGGAAGCACGGCAATAGCACGATCTATTTAATCTGTGAATACGTGAACAGTGGTAATTACGAATTCACGGCAAAACCTGATGATTTATTTAGCGTTGAAGACGCTAAGGACCTCACCAAACTTTCTTTGAACTTGAGAACTATCGGTTTAAGTGATCGTAAAATTTTTAGAGCAATATCTAAAATTCTAGAAGAAGCACCAGGCTGGTTTTTAGCGAGGTATTAGCGTGTATGTTTTATCAACAGGCGATGTAGTGGCGCTAGTACTATTAGGCGTAATATTGACGATAATAGCGTTTTTCCTCTTTATAGACTAGCGCAAACCAAGCATGCGTAGCATCTTTAAAAAGCCCTCGCGAGCGGCGTTGTTCTCAAAACGAACAACGCCGTTGCCATATAATCGCCCAATCTGCCGCGCAAACTTCCCTGCCGATTCAACTAGGTACATATTAGGTCTATGATCCTCGGTAGTAAGCGAATACACTAAGCCGCCTTTAGGCGCTTTACGGTTAACGTAAAACAAGCCGTTTGAATTATCCAGCCAAATAGCATAAACATGCCCGCAATATTTGAAGCCATAACGGTATTTTGCGTTGGCGGTTTTCTTAGCAATGAACAGATCATTTGAAGCTGCAAACTCATTATCAATCATTACTTTTTCCAGCTCTGTACCGGCAATAACTTTACCTACAAGCGTATCGCGCTCGCTTTGTGCAAATGCAGCATCTTTAATATGGTGCAGCAAAACAGTTTTATTGTTATGCCATGAATAGCCAGGTTTAGGCTCGTCAGTAATTCCAAGCCATAAAAACGCAGGATTGACCAGATCAACGGCGTTTGAAAGTAAATACAATTGGCAATCATTGCGTTTGCGCCCAATAGTTTTCCACAATTTAAAAAGCTTGCCCATATCGTCGTACAGATAACCAGGGGGCGTTTTTACCTCTCGTATATATTCGTCAAAAATTAGCCGCTTAACGCGTGGGTACGCGGTTCCCTTGTAAGTGCCTTGCTTGCTCAGTGCGAAGAAGTGGCAACAGATGTGCCATTCAGGTTTAGCCTTGCCAGAAGGTTTTTTAGAAATGTAGCCGTGTTCTTTGTCAGTCTTAAAAATGTAGCCAGGGAATTCATCATGCTCAACGAGGTCATCAAAGAAGTTTGCAGCCGCCTTTTTAAGCTCGGTTTCGTATCGGCGAATCCAGCCGAATTCCTTACCGCTTTTGATAAATTCCTTTACTCCCTGATACGTGAAACTATAGGTTTTACCAATAGAATTACCGCCAACGGCAATGGTCATGGGGGCATTATACGATAATGTCTTTTCCATATATTTTTGCAAATAGTATTCAACCATTATAGATAACGCCTAATCCACCACGTGCATTTGTTCGATAAATAATTAGCTGGGTCAGTTTTCAACCAAGGACCTTTAGGATGGCTGCCGCCACCGTGCCCCATGATCTGGCCATTTCCCACGTATAATTCAACGTGACCAACGCCCGATTCATCCGATGAACCGCCCCACGATATTAGCACCAGATCGGCTAATTGCATCTGTTCAAAGGGCAGATTTTTGCCCTTGCCATACGTAATTAAAGTTCCCTTGCTGCTCATGTCGCCAGTCCAGGTTCCTACATTGATACCGGTAATTTGCTTATAAGCCGCGTAGATTGTAGAGCTGCAATCTCCTACGCCGCTATTTACCGGATCAAGCCGCCCAGCGCCTTGCGAATACTGAAATTTGCCCTCCCACGATTTATAGAGTTCAACAACCTTGCGAGCTGCATCGCTGCCCGTGTCGTTGCCCTGGTCAGTGGTTGCGTTATCGGTGCTATTGGGGTGTCCATTTACATTTGCAGACGGTGCCCAAATATTTGGCCCCATTTTTTGGCAAACCAAGCCATTTTCAAATCCAGATAAACCAAAAATTACCAGTTCGTTGTTTACCAGCTGGCAATAGCTAACCTGGCTTGCTTGCTGCTCTGATTCGGTAGGCGAATCGCCGCCAGATTCAACGTCGCCGACCTGGCCAAAATCAGGCGGCGCGCTTTCTCCGTCCCAATCCTTGAGCATGTCATATGTGCGGTTATAGCGGTTTTTGTACTTTCCAAGAACTCCGTTATTTAAAACGGTGTTACGCATTGTTTCAAGCGTAGCATTACCGCCGCACGATCTAAGCACCTGGCCCGCACTGCGGGGGCTTTGGTGGTACATGCAAGCCGCGAATACCAGCGTTTGCGGTCTATCCTGCGATAGCCCGAATTTCTCTAGCGCTGGCACGTACTCGTTTTGAAATTGATCGAACCATTTTTGTTGCTGCGTTTTATGGTTTGCGTCACGCTTTGCGAACTCGACCCACGCATTAGCTTCACTATCGGTAAGGTATCGGCTTGTCCACCAATTCCAGCTATCCCCGTGCGCGTCTACATCAGCATCAAGCTGAGGGGCCGCCGCTTTAAAAGCAGCGTACCCCTCGGGATCGCCAGAACGCAACATTTTTAGCAGATTTGACGCATTTTGACCGTATTCCTGCATCATGCCAATAGTAATTGGATCGACGCGGTAGACTGCACCCCAATTGTGTTCAGATTCTACCGCGCCGATAACGTACATCGCATATAATGATGTGTTTGCAAGCGTTGGCATAGCTTATAGCTTACTCAAATCCATGCCGCAAATTACTGTAGCGTCAATGAATACTGGCGTTGAGCTAGTACGCAAATAAGGTGTATACAGACTAAGGATTTCAGTAGCGGTGTTGTAATGAACCTCGCACAAATTACGCCCGCTGTCATTTCCGATTGAACCATAGCCAAGCGTAATAACGCCAGTTGCGCCGCTTTCTAATTGTGGCTTTGCCGCACCAGCAGGAAGCGTGATGCAGTCGTTCGGGAGCGTTCCGCTAATCGATTCACGGCCATTGAACCTAAGAACGCCGTTACACCATTCCCAATTCCAATCACTATAGCTAATGCCAGGGGCTGACGCTCTTACGTATCCTGTAGACCCGAAATTATAAAAATCAGAACTTGCAGCCTGGCCCATAATAGCAGTAAGCGCATCAGCTGCATTTTTAGCAGCGGTAGCGTTGCCAGTTGCAATAGTAGAATTCTCGTTTGCAGTAGTTGCAAGGGCGTTAGCACTGTTGGCAGTCTGCTGTGCTGAAGCGGCTGCTCCTTGTGCTTTTGCGGCAGCAGTAAGCGCATTGTTTGCGCTGCTTTGCGCTGCTTCTGCTGCCTTCTTAATAAGCTCAATATCGGCGGCGGTAGCGGCGCCTGCTTTTAAGGCAGCAAGCGCCGAATCAACAGCGTTTGCAAGTGCGTTCATATCATTGACAATTGAAATTGGCGAAGATCCGCTAATAAGCGGAAGATTGAAGGTAGGTGTAGGCATTATAAATTCTCCTTATATCCAAGAACGCCGTTTGCGTCCATTTCACCGTAAGTGTTAAAAATAGTAGGCGAATAATCGTATCCGGGTTCAACGTCTTGAATTGCAGCCGATGGGGTTATTGCGCAGCTCAATGCGCCATTAAACATTGCAATAAGCGTCTGATCTTTCTTAGCCTTTTCGCATGCATTTTTAAGAACGAATCGCCCGTAAAAATCAAGAGAGAAATAGCAAACTTCATCAGTGGCCGCGTACTCTGCCGTAACCATTCGCCCGGTAGCATCAGGCGCAGGGGCAGGGTAAAGAGTTGCGCCCTCTGGCATTGCTCCGTCGCGATTGGCGTATGATCCATACGTAAGCGCGTCTAAATCATTATAGCTTAGATATTGCGCCGTCTGCGCCGTTCCGTGTGCGGTTGCTTCGCCTATACCAAGGTAATCAATATCAGCGTAGGTAGCAGCGAAGGGCCGCGAAGCGTCAAAAAGCTGCCTAAATGCGACCTGGTGATAATCATATGAACCGGTAACGGGATTATGAACCAAAAACAAACCAGCCGTAATATTCTTAATCTGTTCTTGCAGCTGTGAATCCCCCGATTCCCACCCGTTTCGCAGATCGTTAATCTGCCCTTGCAAATCATCAGCAAGCGCTGTAATTGCCTTGGTCAATTCCTCGTCATTAATGCCCGAATCATTAACCGCCATTAACGCCTGGAGCAGCCAATTAATTTGATCCTCTAAGCGAATAGCCCTTTTCCAGGATGGCGGCAAAGGATATTGAAACCCTTTATAAGCAAAGTCTAAACCTGTTAGACCGTCAAAAACAGCCATATCAAAATCCCTCTTCATCGTAGAGTTGATTAAACAATGGCTCTAAGCCATTAAATACTAGGTATAGTGCATTGTTAACACCAGTTAGCCACTTTGTCAACACTTCGGCGGCCTGCCCCTGCGTGCCTTTATGCGTACTAGTGCTTTTTCCCTGATCAGTCCCCTGCCCCGTGTTGTCGGTAAGGTTAGTAGCGTAATCCTTAGCGCCTGACAATTGCGCCTGCGGGGTTGCGCTGAAAATCTGCCGCGCGGTGCTGCACGATTCAGACGAACTAATGTTCGTATCCTCGGTACTGTATGTAGCCATAATATCTAGTTTTTCATCAGCAAGCGCGGCAAAAATCGGATTAATTACAGGCATCATCTCACGCATACGCCTATTTAGATAGGCAACAAATAGAGCGGGGGTGTCCTGCGCAATTTTGCGGAATTCGAAATGATCATAGATTTTGTTTTGGAGATCCGCACGCTCCGATTCATCCCAAATAGGATAGGGGCGCGCCGCGTCCCAAAGGTCATCACCGTACAAATGTACTACATCGCGCAAAGTTGGGGTATCGTCTGTTATTAGCATTGTTTATTCTCCGTCAATATCTTTATTAGGCATTACTTCTGGCGCTTCTGCTTCGCGCAAATGCGGCACTGACCACGATACGTCAATAGGTGCATCAAGGTATTCAGCAAAAACTACGTTAGCTACTTTGCAAAATTCCTTGCGACACTTTAGGCGCGAATTGCGCATCAGCATTACCTGTTCATTATTGCTAAGAACTTCCTGCGTATTTACGCGCTCGCGCTTGTCCGTATTGGCATTGTCAGCGCCTAAAAAGGTAATAGCTTCATCGAGTATGCGCTTCTTAGCATCAAGCAATTTATCTGCGACAAAAGGCGCGTTAGTGTTTAGTACCTCGTAATTAACAATATCTGTAATTCCGCTATTCTGGCTTATGAACTGCTTATTGTTTTTAAGGTCCTTGATAATGCCCTTTTTGGTTGCCTTTGCTTCTTCTGGACCGGTAATGATCCAAGGCGTTTTCTGTGCACCTACATTAATATCAATTGTTCGGTCAATTGCAGCAAGTCGCTTAGCGTAATTGCTGATAAAACCGCTTAGGGGTGTTCGCATCATATTATCGAAAAGCATCACGGCATCACGTGGCATAACTTCATTTTCAGCGTTTACCCAAAAATTGCAATGCCGTTGCCAATATTGCCCAGCTGGTGAAAAAAGATTGATTTTGTTGGGGTTGTAAAACATATTGACGTTTTCAGCCGGGGCGGCCTGCGCAAATAGAACGCCACCGCTCTCCGTGAATAATGCCCCCATGCCGTAGTAGAGCATAATATATTCAATTGCACGGGGGTCAATACCAGCTGGCACGTTTTCCCACGTAAAACCAGCAATTGCAATGTTTTCTAGATATGCGCGCCAAAAACGATACTGCAATTGATCATAGGCTTGTGCACTGTCCAGCAGTTCGCGAACGTGCTTTTTACCTAACATCAATTCCGATTCATCAATCCAAACTGATTGTGCATAATCGGGTAAGCTAGTGCTCATTATTTAACCTCCCTTTCATAGTCTAAAATGCCTGGTAATGGTTCGTTTTGGTCACCGTATGTGCGGCCGATATCCCCCGGCTCACGCCATACGGTAACGCCTTTTTCAAATATGCCACGAATAGCATTTTTAGCGCCTTCATCAGCGTCAGAGCAAATAATAGCCGTATCAAGCATTTTCCAATACGTAAATTTAGACATTGCCATAAAGTCAGATGGTGGCACGAGGTATTCACGAATTGCATAACCAAACCGCAAAAAGTAATTTCCCACAATACGTTTCATTTGGCTGGTTATGGTCTTATATCTAATTTGTACAATCATCATACCATTTGAAAGATTAAAACCGTCACCGGCCATTTGCCCAGATTGACTAGGCTGCGTCAATGCTGCATCTTGCACCGTCGCATCAATACCGGCAACGGCGTTTTGATAATCTCCCCGGGCTGCCCAGTCAGCCATGGCCTTATTTTGAGCTGCAAATTTCCTTGTCAAATCTTGGTTATTCTGGAATTGCATATTAGACGTGATCATATTACCAAGCGTGCCAGCGGTACCAAGCACAACGCCTGCGGGGTTTCCAGCCAGGCCGCTACCAATCGCGCCAATTGAGCCATTAATTACAGATTGTGCGTTTGTCAAATTTTGATTTGCTTGATTAGTAGCAAGCTGCTGCTGTGCCTGATCATACGTCAATTGGTTACCGGCAAGACTTTTTTGCTGCGACCATCCAGCAGAGTTATAGCTGAATTGCCGGCGGTTAGTGGTGCTCGCAAGATAATTGACATATTCATCGTTAACAATTGACATTTGGGGGAAATTCTGAAACCAGATTGCCGTATCTATCCAATAACCATGGCTAACATCGTGGCTTTTTTGCTGGTATACATCACCGTCAAAATCCATTGTATAGTAGTCGCGACGATCAAACCCCTCGCCACCTGCCGATTCGCCGTAATGCGCGGGGAAAAACGCAATTTTTTGGTATGGCGGGGCGGCGCAACTCATTTGCTTTAGCGTGATATTAGTATCATTAATCAGCTCTGGTTTAAGCAATAACGAATTACCTTGGTAATTAACTATCTCAATAACCGAATACGGGAAACATTTTAGCTTATCTACGTATTTGAAATCGGCGGGCGTGTGTGCCCCTAGCAGCCTAAGCATAGGCGCGGTCGATTTAAAATATTCTCCCTCGTCGGGCGTATCGCCTAAAAAGTGGGCATTTACTCCGTTTAGTGAAACGCTCGGGCCATCTGTAAGAACAGTTTTTGGAAAAGCAGAAATAGAAACAATGCCTTTAGCTACCCACGGCGCGTCACGTACTTTTTTCATAAATTCCGAATAATTCCATGATTCAATTGCATACACGTTGCAGCCAGAAGCTAAGCCGTCAGTCATTTGGCCATCAGCAGTTTTAAGCGACGGATTATCACGCGTGCCCCAATCGGCTGCAAGGTCGGTATTGCTTTGGATTATAACAGCCCATTGTTTTTCGCTCAAATCAAAGGTTTCAGTGTCAACGATAGTATATTCGCTACCAACATCAAGACCTTCAGGCGCGGCGCCGTAGGCGCGCATTATATCGCCTTGGCAGTATACACCTGCTGTAAGGTTATTATGCATTGCCGCCATTGCCAAATGCCCACGCTCAACAAAGCAAGTTCCAAGTTTGAACTTCCATAGGTAAGTTTGGAAAACGTCTAATTGAATAGTAAGCGCGGTAGTAGACGGATTTAGCATCGCCACACCGGTAATAAAGTAGTAGAAGCTCGGCGGCGTTACATCGTCGGGATCATCGGTTTTAGGATTATCGACGATTAGATAATTGTAGGTATATACCTTGTGAAAAGGCACATCAATGATTATAGGCTCATTTGGCTTCAAATAGGTGTAATTATCTAAAACAATTGATTCACTTTTAAGCGAATCAAAATATGTATTTCGTTTCTCGGGCGATGCAAAGGCAACAACATCCTTATATGAATCGTCCCACGCAACGCGGCAAAGCGTTACGCGGGACTTAATCGCCCAACTAAACGGAGTTACGTTAGTTGGCATATTTAACACTCTCCCTAGTCTTTAGCTGCGAGGACAATGTTAGCAGACTTCTTGTTATCAGCATTGGAAATTGCCGTAACCGTGATACCGATATACTTGCTATTTTCCGATACGTGCAAAACGCCCATACGGTCAATATAGGTGCCAGTGTCGGGAAGTACTACATTCCAAACACCATCCGCGGCATCGGCTGCCGTCTGACCAGTGATAATAGTATAAGCGCGTCCATCGGTAGAAGTGTCAGAGTAGGTTACCACGGTATCAAGCGCAATTTCTGCGCCTGGCTCGATAACCTTGTTATCTGCCACGGGATCATGCAATTTAACTGTAACACTGGAAACAGTGCGAGCAGGTGCCGCCGTGATATTGCTTTCCTCAGTGGTTGACAGAAGCAAAGCATTTCGCATTGGGCTTGCGCTGTAAACGCCCCAATGGTGATAGTAATAATCAAGGTCAAGCGTGGCAGGGTTATAGATCGAAGCACTCTTAATTTTGGTATCGGTGCAAACGTAAAAATCGCGATCCACAAGCGCAACATCGGTACCGGGGATATTAAAATCATCAATTACAACGGTGCGATCTGCGATAAAGTTTGCTTTATCCATGTTGTAAGCAGCTGCCAAAACAGATACATCGAAATTTGCGAAGAAACGCGGCGTACCGAGCAAAACCAGATCATCAGAAGTTACCTGCATACCTGCATTGTTGTACTTTGTATTATAAAAGTTTTTCATCTGCAAGTAATGCTCGCGCAGAACTGCCGCAATTGTTTCACCAGCAACGCGCTTTTCATCTGCCGTAATGCCGGTAGCGAACATATCAGGCACGCGAATAGTTGCCATTCCCTCGCCGTCGTGAACCTTGCGCAAAATATCGCGCATGATCAAATATTCGTCGTTCTCGTCCGACTGCTGGGGAAGGGCAAGCAAGCTATTGACAAAAGCAGAAAGCTGACCATCTTGCACGAATGCTTCTTCAAGCATATCCTCATTCAAACGCAGGTCGTAGCGGTCACGTCGATTTACAGAATGATAAATGGCCTTTACGTCTGGCTTGTCTGCCCCAAATACGTTTGTGTCGTTAGGATCATAAGCCTTAGCTTTGATCAAATTAGCGCCTATTTCCTGCACAACGCCACCATATGCCATTGCTCCAGTTTTAAAAGGCTTCAAGCGATTTTCAAATGAATTGGTGCGGAAAAGCGTAAGGCCAATACGCTGCACCAAAACCTGAATAAATTCATTCCAAAGAAGCGAATTTTCTTGCAAAAGTGCGAGCGTTTTAGTGAGGTTGTTATCGGTAGTTTCAGGAATTCGTGCGCGATACTGCTCGCTTGCATTGTTTCGCACTGCGTTAATAATTGCGGCGTTGGTTGCCGCCACCTTGCTAGCAGCCATAACTAGTTCTCCTTATCTGCGAAAAGATCATCAATAGACTTTTCTGCAATTTCTTCCTGCGATTCTTCTGGATCGCTACCCTCGTCACCCGTGGGGGCAGTTGCCGCAACCATCAGTTCATAATTGCGCGCGGCAGTTTCCTGATACTTGCGCTCAGCTTCGGTAAGCTTTTCCTCAAGCTCTGTCAGTCGCGCTTGCATACCTGCCGAAAGATCGGCAACGCCTTGGGATACGCCATTTCGCCATTCTGTCAAATCTTCAATTTCGTCCATTGCAAGCAATTCATCTAGCGTCATTGGTTTTCCTCCTTAATAAAATAACCCCTGGTCTATAGCCTATCTGGCATGACCAGGGGTTTAAAGGTCAAGCGCGGCAATTCCGCGAACGCTGATTAAAAAGCCTTGCACTGCTCGTTATCTAAGGATACCTCACGGTATTGCATTCCTTAATAACTACTTACCAGCGCAGGGGGTGCGCACGCTTAAATGCTTTATAGCACTAAGCAAAAAGTTTTGCAAGTTCTAATTTGCGTCAACAGTGATTTTGATTTGCTCCAGTTTAGCCGCCACGGCATCAGATACAGCCTTTGCTACGGCTTCGGGGTCTGCCCCCTGGTGCTCTGCTAGCGTCTTAACCGCTTCTGAAAGCGCCGTTAACTGAACTTGCACCTCCTGAACTCGCAAATTAGTATCAATTACGTTTGCCCATGCGGAAGAATGCCCTCCATTTCCGTAGTTATTAAACGCCCAAATAGTGTTAGCGTCGTCATTCGAAATACTCACTTTTTCCCCCTTAGCAATAGCCGCCCACTGATCACGCGTGAGCGGTGATACATTTCTATCGGTTTTCTCGGCAGAACTTGAATACTGCCAAATAGTGTATGTTTCCCAAGGTGAACAATTATAACAGAATCGCGGAATTTCCCATGAATTTCTGTTATCTGGATACCCAGCAATCCAAAGGCCGCAATCTTTAGCGCAGTTTGCCACCTGCGAGCGCCCGGAAGCTTGCACGTAAATCAAGCACCAAACGCCCGAAAGCGCATGAATTTTATCTACGAACTTCCTACACCAGTTAGAATTGCCCCATGCCTTGTTGTTAATTGATTCCCAATCAAGGCATGGGATACCATTGCCAAAGTAACCGCGGCACTGATTATAAAAGATTTCTGCTTCCGCTATAGGATCGTTACCACCAGCGTAATGATAGAATCCCCAAAGTTTGCCGTCTGCTTTGCACCGGTTAATAATAGCATCACACTGCCTATGCACGTATGTGACACCTTGCGTCGCTTTTACAATCACAAAATCAGAATCACGGTAACACGCTTCTGTATTAGTTTTAAATCGCGATCCGTTAAAATTGTCATGGCTTGATACGTCAATGCCTTTAATCATCGTTATTTTCACCCTTTAGTTGCAAAAGTGCCGCCAGTGGCGAATTACGCAATTCAGGTGATAAAGCGCACAAATTTTCAAAAATTGAAATTGCTTCAGCGATAATCACGTACACGCAAACACCGCCAAAAACAGCATTAAATGACGTTGGCAGCAGGTCATAACTAACAGCCAATTGACAAGCATAACCTAGCGCCATTGCTCCGATAAAACCCGCCTTATGCCACAAGCCAAGGCGCATTTTAGTACTACTTAGCTGCTTATTTCTTACCGCCTTTATAACACCTGATAGATAATCCGCTACGATAAAGCACAGACAAAAAACGGCGGCGATTCCGTCACTACCCAGTATTTCCATATTTTCACCTTATCTAATCGAGAATGGTCTTGGCACAAGTATAACGCCGCCTTTAACCGCTTGTGGTACGATTTTCCATTTCGATTTATCCCGGTAGATTTCAGGAACGCCTTCGCATTTTTCAAAATCTGTTGTAAAGCCAGGGTGAAAATCCTCAATACGCATAATCTGTTTCAGTGGCTCAACCATTCCCGCACAGGTATATGCCCACGGCCTAACAATCAAATTGCCGTTTTTGTCGTGAGAATATTCCGCTTCTGCATATGTTTTTGCGCGTAAGCAAACGCAGTCAGAAAAAGCAGCTTCTAAATCCCAATATCCTAGTTTTTTAGAATCAATAGGAATATCCTTAGGTATTTCTGATCCTATGAAATGAATTGAATCAGTATCAGAATATATAAAGCGATCGCCAAATTTTAGCGCTGTTCTAATGGTGTAATCGCGTGCCCATGCTGTAACAAAAATTCCGACTGGCAAATATACGGGCTTGCGCTCGGTTTCATCTCCTATAACGTAACGCACAATACCATCAGAATCAAGGCGCGGCACCTTTCCACGTACCTTAATTTTCTGCGAGTATTTTCCATAAGCATTATTTAACCACAGTTTCCAATTCATGCGCTCACCTGGACTTTTAGCGTTCATTTTGCCAACCATTCCAGCATCTACATATTCCTTGAACAGCCCAGTAACGCCGCGAAAATAGTACGTAGCGCCGTAAGATATTACGTCTACCGTATAGCATTCGTTTATCAATTCCCAATCAACATTGGTAAGCATCATAGTAATTGGCTCGTCTATAGCAGACTGATATTCGCGCGCGTTAAAAAATAGACTGCCTTTTACCTGGATACACGGCAATTTAGCGTTTTTCAAGTGCGCTGAAAAAGTTATTTCGCTGATCCAAAGCGGATAATTTTCGCTTTTAACAGGCTTACCAGTATGCAAAAGCGGTTTACCTACGGGCAGGCATCTATCATGCATTACAAAGGGGTAAAGTGAATTAACGTCAATTCGCCCACCTTCGCCTAAATGCTTATTTACATGCAAGGGATTTGCGTATACGTACCCCCCTCGGTATGCCTTGCGCAGTATTGAATCTAGCTCGGGGTCAAGCTCGGGAAACTTCACGCACCATTGACGTTTTCCGAAAAGGTCTTTAAGCGCAGCTAGACAATCCGCACCGGTGGTTAATTTTTCACCCAATTCAAAACGGTGATCGAGCGCTTTAGCCAGGATCAAAACATCACGACGCAAATAATCAAATTCAAGCTCGGTCAAAATATGCCCTGGTTCACGGTACACGTTGTAGTCTATTTCGCCTTTTGTCATTTCAAGGCCATAAGCCCCCGCAACATTTTCCAGCGGCATAGGCAGTTTTTTATAACTATCCGCAATTTCTAAAGTAGAACATTCGTTCGTAATTTGCATATGGTAGAACTTTCCCAAGCTATCCATAAGCAAAGTAAATTCTCCCGCGCCTGGCTCGCGTTCCTCGGTATGCTTATAACCGTTTATGAGCAGCCATGAAATAATGAATTTGGCGTCAAACACTGCGTTATGAAACCAATATCGGCCTGGATGATCAAACGCCCAATTCATAAATGATTCTATGCTAGTGCCATATTCAAATAATTCATCGGTATTAGCACCAACGGGGGCAACTCCCCATGCCCATACGGGATTGGCCGCGCAACCCTCCGCGGTCGTGTTGGTTTCAAAATCGGCCGCATATTCAATAACTTGCTTTTTCATTTTCCGATAAATTGCAAAAGTTCTTTTAACGCTGTTTCATTTGCGCTCGATTCACCAGCGCTAGGGGATCGGTACCCCTTCTCGTACTCCGCTTCATACTGCCACGTGTCAACGACAACGCTAAAATCAGTGTAATAATGCAGATAAGCAAGCTCATCTGTAGTAAGTTCGCCTATTCTATCTAACACGGATTCAGATATTCCGTTTTCTTTTAGCTTGTTAATAACAGCCTGTCTATAATGTGTTAGCCTGTCAACGTCAAGCGCTGTAGTAACGCGCTGCTTAATATGCGCGTAAGTTGATTTTGCGCCTGGTTTAAATTCTGTCTCACGAATTACGGGCTTAATAGCGCTAAAGCGCCCATCATCAACAGCGTATTCCATTGGCGATTCTATATAATCAATGTTGCGCACTTGCGAATCAGGAATTTTATTTAATACTGATTCACGAATATTTTTAAGCTTCGCGGCATTTTCTGCGCGAATCACGTTCAATTCGGCTTCTTCCAAACGCCGTTGCCATAATTCAGTGCTCATAATGGGCGTACCCTCGCGCTGAATTACTACCTCAGTACCTTTAGTAAACGTATATATGTTTTCGCGTGCGTTAAATTCCCGCAACTTCTGGGCATACTGACGTTTTTCAACGGCGTTCATTCCTTTTAACTCAGCGGCGGGAATAACAGGGTTAAAAGCGGCTGAAATTTGCGCGTTAATTGCCCCTTTCTTGCGTAAGCGGTATAATTTGTTTCGGGCATTCTTTTGCAGACGCGAAACTTCTTTATCTAACTCGGTACGCTTCTTCATTGCCCCTCCTATTCTCCTGCCCCTCCTAGCGAGGGGCATTCTTTTAACAAAAAAGGGCGGCATTTCTGCCGCCCTTAAAGTTTAACGCACTTTAGCCGATAAGCTTAAAAGTAAGCATAGAACCTAGGCGAACTTTACGATTAATAATCTCGATCGTTGCGGGGTTGTCCGCATCAATAACCGGGCGAATTGCCTTCAAACGCTGCAATGCCTGATAAAGGCCAACGGACTGCGCTTCATACGTTGCGCCGTCTGCGTCAGTGATTACAATATGCGGGCGGTTTTCAAGCTCGCCAGTAAGCTGATTTACCGCTTCAATAGGTTCCACTAGCCAGGCCGTCATAACGATAGTTTTACCAGCAAAGTCCGAAAGCTTATGATCAGACGCAACGCCCGCGTTGAATGCCGCGATCTGCCCCGCTTCGGTGGTAAGATCATATGAAGCGGCAAAGCCATAAGTTGCGTTAGTGGTAGCGATTTCGGTTACTTCTGCAGTAGCAATTTCAGTGTTTTCCATTTTAGTTCTCCTTAATCAATTTCTTTTGAATCAAAGCATTTTGCAGTTGAATAAAATTCATCCAGGGGCATAACGTACACCTTACTTACCTGCTTAGGGCGTTGGATAGAAATATCTCCTCCAAATTCCTTAACAGCTAGATTGAATATACGTGCCATTCCGGCAGCAGCAGGGTATTCGCGAGTGGCAATTTTTTTACCGTTGCGGCAAATGTCGCAGGAGGTAACATTTTTAGTTCGCCATACGTGCTTAGCCTTGGTTACATGCAATTTGGTCACCTCCTTTTTCTAGCTCGGGCTTTTCGAGTTCATTTATCTTTCGCGCGATAAAGATAATAAAATCACGTAAAGATGTACCATAGTGCCTACCTAGATAGGTAGTTCCATCGTTAGCTTCTATTGCTATTTCATAGCACGCTAGGGGCTTGCAATAGTGAACTGATAAGGTGGTTACTCGTCTAGTAGATCGGATAGGCATTTTCTATTCTCCTTGGTATCAAACTTTTTGTTAAGTTCGTTTAAATCAGATCTAAAAGCAGATAGCTTATAGCATTTATTTTTCTGGTCGTATTCAAGGTGTTGAAACATAATACACATCAGATCATAGGTATATTCATCAACAATCGCGTTTACTTCTTTAGCCATTGCTACCACGACTCAATAAAATAAACACCGTCAACGCTAGAAAGAATCAGCATGGTATTATAAAAGATAGTAACTGCACAAATTCCTAGCGATTCCATAGACTTAATAAATTGGTTAATGTCTGCTAGTTGACTGTAATGGCAATCACTGTTACTAGGTCTAGCGGCATTATTAACACCGACGTAATCACCAGTAATTTCAAGAATGAAGCTTCCATACTTGCTACCAAATTTGCATGATTTTTTCATCTTCCCCAATCTCCTTAATTCTTCTGTTCCCTTCCGAACAATTACAATATACCAGGTATGCGCGATTGTGTCTAGGGCTTTGGTTTAAATTGTTTGTATTTTATTCATTGGTAAATTCTATTGATTATTTTGTATTGTTTTATTGCGTTTGGTTGGGTTGTGTAGTATAGGGCTGGTCGGCGCCGCGTGACAAAGTGTCGGGCGTGATCGGTCTGGTGCAAAAGGTTTGGGGGGAAGTGGTATATGACATTAGTACAT